TGTTTTGTGACTGAAAAGTTTTTTAAGCTGTGGTAATTTTTTGGTTGTTTCCATTTTTATGAGCATAATTTTTTTACAAAAAACCAGTGAAAGAATTGTCTTTAGGAGATATATGGGAGAAGTCCTACATTTTATCCCCAAAAATCCCATTACATTTATATATGAAATATGTCAATACAAAACACGTAACAAAAAGGATTATAAAAAACATTGATTGATATCAAAACATCAAAAATCCCAAAAATCCCAAAAAATCCCACCCAAATATATTAAAATCCCCCAATGTATATTTGTTACTCTACTATGCTCTGGTATTTATCAAGAAGATAGAATTAATGGGTATATTTGAGGCGAAGCCCGCTCTATGAAATTTCAAAAATAGTCAATTCCCAAAAGTATTTTCGGAAAACTGATTTGGACATTTTAAAATGTCCGATTCCCATATCTCCCAGAATAGTTTCCGAAATTTGTGTTTTGTGACTGAAAAAATTCTTATGCTTTGCTTATTATTTTATTCATTATTTTTTTGGCAGCATAACTTTTTTTCGGGAAAACTAGTTAAAGAATTATCTTTAGGAGATATATGGGAGAAGTCCTACATTTTATCCCCGAAAATCCCTTTACATTTATATGTGAAAGCTGTCAATACAAAACTCGTAACAAAAAAGATTACAAAAAACATTGTTTGACATCAAAACATCAAAAATCCCAAAAATCCCAAAAAATCCCACCCAAATATATTTGTCAATCATGTGACTATTTTACTGATAGTAAAAAAGATTATGAAAAACATTGTTTAACATCGAAACATTTGAAAAATGCAAAGCATTCAAATGAAATGCAACTCGAAATCAAAGAAGAACAAGAACAAGAACAAGAACAAGAACTAGAAAAGGAAGAATATGACGAAGAAATGAAGAAAATGGTGATGAAGTTGTATGAAAAGATGTTTGAAATTGCGGAAAAACAAGAAGATACTAATGAAAAGCTGATGGAATTGGCCAATCGCCCTACCACCATCAACAATACACAGAATAATAATCATTTTACGATGAATGTGTTTCTGGACAAAGTTTGCAAGGAGGCCGTGAATATCATCGATTTTTTGAAATCCATTCAAGACGTTCAGCCCGAAGAAATCGAGAAATTCGGAAAATTGGGATATATCAAAGGCCATTCTCAAATCATTTCAAAAAGGTTAGATCAACTCGGTATCGAAAAGCGTCCCATTCATTGCACGGACGAGAAACGCAATACGCTCTATATCAAAATGGGAGATGATACGTGGACGAAAAACAAGGAAGAATATCAAGCATTGGTAATCCAACAACTGATGATTCTTTGCCAATCTATAGGACAAAAGCTTTTCACCTTTTTTCCTTATCGTCATGCTATAGATGATCATGATGACTATCCTATGAAACAAGTGAAAATGTTTGTTGAAATATTCGACAAAGGGGATGGTGATGAAGAAATAGAAGAAAGACATGTTCAATTGTTGCAGACCATTGGTAAAAATGTGACAATAGATAAGTCAAAATACAAGATTTTAAATGAATAATGTTGCTTTCTTTTGTATAATATATTTTTTGTTCTAGCTTGCAAAAAATATACGTATATATACATCCTTGAACATTTTACACCATTGCGCATTTAAAATGCGCAATCAGCATCACCTTGCTCATTCATAACTGCCCCCCGCCCCCCCCCCCGCCCCCCCCAAAGGGGGCGTTTTTATTGTGCAAAAGTGTAAATGGAAAAAAAATTGACACGATATTCATTACAAATCAAATGATATTAAATATGCTACTATGAACAATAATCCCATTGGAGAGAAATTGAATGTAATTATTGTTATTACTTGTGAAAACGCCATTTTTCACATTAAAAAAAATTTATGTTACAATATTTATATATATTATTTATAAATGAATGGTTATTTAAAAATAATTATAGTCGCAATAATATTATTAGTGATATCTATATTTAATGAAAATAAATATCCTTTTGTTGATAGTTTACCTACAGAACGAGACTATTTTTTTATTTATTTAATAAGATTCATTCATTATATTGTTTATTTAATGTCTTCATTTTATTTATTTTTCTTCAATGGTCTAGGTACAAGAGTTGATATGTTTGTTTATTTAACATTAATATTTGCAATAGTATTAGGATGGTTTATATTTGACTCTTGTTGGTTGTCATTTTTTGAATTGTTATTTTACACTATTGATTTAGAAACGACAAAAACTATTTTTCACCCTACTTTTATTTCAATTTATGCAAATTATACGGGATTGTTTATGGCTATATCAGGAATATTATATTTGCTAACAGTGAGTATTGTGTTATATTATTTAAAAAATGTTCCTATTTCCCTTAAAATAATGTATTATATCATATTTTTATTTTTATTTTTCAAGTCAAGTTATGAATCTAGAATAATTACAAAATATTATTCTAAAAAAAATAATCAGCTTGCTATTTTAGAAGATATATATGACCATGAGTTCAAGGAACCATAGATTATTTTATAGATTACATAAAATATATAATAATATATATTGATATTTTATAGTAATGTGTTATAGTACACCTGTATCTTTTTCATTTGCATTAGTTGGATTTTCAGTAGCTACATATTTACTTACAAATAATGTTTTAAAGTATAATTATTTGTCACTTTTGTTGTATTTTTATTCAACTATGGAATTATTACAAGGAGTACAATATTATTATGTTAATGAATGTGGTAATACTATTAATTATTTACTTACTGAATTTGCATATATTTTAGTTATAGTTCAACCCTTTTTATGGAATTTTTTTTATTTTTCAAATAGTAACAATTGTGATAAAAAAATATTTTTAACGGGAATGGCGTTATCAGTTTGTTGGACATTTGTTCATATTTTTACTAGACTTTATTATACAAAGGAAAATGGTATGAAATATTCAGATAGTTTTTATGCAACTGATTCAAACAATGAAAAAGATGGAGTATGTACTAAAAAGAAAAAATATCATTTATATTGGCAATGGACTTCTGCTAATTTGTATGATTTAAATCCAACCATGTTGATGTATCTTTTAATATGGTTTGTACCAGCTTTACTAAGCAACAAACATAGAAATAGTTCTTTCATAATTATTATGTCATTTTTTGTAGCATTGTTTAATTCATATTATTATAATGAACTATTTACAATAACATCATTATGGTGTTATATTAGTGTTCCTATAGTATTATTAGTGATTTTAGAAATATTTTTAAAGAAAAAATATAATTTTTAATAATCTTCAAATATATATTATGGTACGTTTAATGAAACAAACAAGAAAAAAACTAAAGAAAACAAATATTGGTTATTTTATATTGTGTTTTTTAATTTTTATAATAATAATTTATTTAACAATATATTTTTTATACATTCATCCTCTTTCAAAACTACATAATATTCAAACGAAAGAATGGATAGTGGATTTTACAAATAAAATTGTTTTGGGCATTAAGAATCATGATTATCTTTACAAAATTCAAAATACAAAAATAAACAATGTTTCTTTTTATTATAATTATTTCTTTTTCCATACTAAAAAATATACCTTGTTTACATTATTCAATATAAAAAATAAATTTTCAAATGAAATAACATTAAACGTGTATTTATATGATTTTGAAAATAAAACCACTGATTTAAATCAACTCACCTTAAATTTAAATGAATTAAAAACTAGTAAAATAAATAATAATTTAATAATAACTTGTGGTGATGCATACATACAAAAAATAAATATGATTGAAAACACTATGAAAATTATAGTAAACACGCCGAATATCAAATATAATTTTGAACTTGATATAAATGATTATAATACAAATCAACCAACTTTTATTCCAAGATATTATAATTTAAGAAGTTTGGTTAAATTTTATAATCCTATTACAAGTTCTCCAGGAGAATGGTGTAGTGATAATCCAATGATTGGTAGTATTAAAAGAGGTATGATTAATAATGATGAGATAGTAAATGAAGGAAATTTTTGGTTTGATAATTATATTGGCACCAATGATCATTTTTTAACATCATATATTTGGTTTGTTGTTTTGAATGATGATTGGTTAATATATTTATTGTGGTTCGGAGAATATGAAAAAGACAATAAAACCATGTGTTTTTTAATAAAAGATAAAAAAACGAATAAAGAATATTTTTCCGGTTTTGGTCATTCTATTATACCCTTTCCCTTTAACGCATTGAGTAATATAATAAATCCAATAGATTCAAAGTATATAATCAATAATAAAATAGGTGATAAAGTGTTTGATGATTATGAAGTCTATTTTAAATCAAATGAAATAAGTATACATTTTAACTCAATCAAAGGTGAAAGTCATCAAGTATTTTTATATGATTATTATAATAGTGCACATGACGATAAATTAAATCCTGAAAGTAATAAATTTGATTCACAATATAAAAAAATAATTCAAAATTATGAATATACAGAATATGTAAACTTAATAAACGTAGAAATTAATATTAATGGAAAAACTGAGAAATTTGTAGCAAGAAATGTAATAGATGCAATGTTTAAAAAGGATAAAAAAATACCAAATACAATATAATACTATTGGATATTTTAGCCCTTCTTGGTGGTAATGTGTTTTTTATAGTATATTATTATTATTATTTCTTATTCGATAAAAAGAATAAGAAATAAATGTTGCTCTTACCAAGAATCGAACTTGGAATGGCAGGGTCAAAACCTGCAGTGCTAACCATTACACTATAAGAGCATATAGCAGTTCGTAGTTTCGATCTACGGACCCCAGGGTTATGGGCCCTGTGCGCTTCCTCTGCGCCAAACTGCTTTTAGATACAAGACAATAAGAATAATTTTTTTCTGATTTAATATGCTTTTATTTCTATTTTTCTGATTTAATATGCTTTTATTTCTATTTTTCTGATTTAATATGCTTTTATTTCTATTTTTCTGATTTCTATTTTATCATTTTTCTGATTTCTATTTTATCATTTTTCTGATTTCTATTTTATCATTTTTCTGATTTCTATTTTATCATTTTTCTGATTTCTATTTTACTATTTTTTAAACATTTTTTCACTACACTATTTCACTACACTATTTTACTACTCTATAAATAATCTAGACGTTTTAAGCAGTGGCTTCAACAACTTTGATAGTTTTGGCAAAGTGAGGAGACATGTATTTCTGAAGATTGAAATAAGTCAATTCATCCGATTTCTCAAGCTTCAAAAGAGAAGCTAATTTGTCATCAGGGATGATTTTGCGGCCATTGGCTTTGTCTTGTAAGTTGTGAGTGCGGATATACAAGTTGATATCACGAGTCACTGCAGTGCGAGCCATTTCAGTTCCCTTTTCCTTTCCAAGGAAAGAAGCTAATTCATCACTGATGCGAGTGGGTTTAACAAATCCACTTGGGGCTCTGTTTCCTGACTTTCTCTTGCGACGAGAACTCTGTTTTTGGGCAGTTTTCAATTCACGAGTCCATTTCTTTTCAAGACTGCGGAATTCAGCCTTTAATGAAGTCATCAATTGAGTGATTTGTTGTAATTTGGCAAGGAATTCGATAGATTGTTCAGCAAGAGGAACATCGACTTCACCAACAACAGCTTCCTCACTAGAAGCAGCAACAACGGGTTCAACAGGGGCAGCAGATTCAACAACAGGAGCAACAGCTTTTTCAGCTTTGACTTTCTTTACCTTCTTTGCTTTGGATTCAGCAGAAGCAACTTCAGCTACAGGAGCTGAAACAGAAACAGGAGCTGGAACAGGAACAGGAGCAACAGATTGAGTAGAAGTGGATTCAGTAGAAGACTTGGAAGCTTTGGTAATTCGTGCCATTTATATCCTATCTAAATAATATCTTTTTAAATCATTTAACGCATAATTATATATATTTTAAATAATTTGTTATTCAAAATGCTTTTCGTCAATTCGAAAAGTTTCTAAAGGATTGAATCCCCCTATTTTTACGAAAGAGTATTGGAAGAAAAATAATTCAGGGATTGATAAAGCCAGGGGAGAGACAAGGCTGCATCTTCATTCACTAAAGTCAATGCTCCTAAAACATAATAGGCACCCAAGGATTGATTGTCTTTATCCATTCCACTATAGACCAATTTTTCCATGACTCCTAGAATCATTTTTCGAATATTGTCAATATTTTGCTCTCTGTTCAAAAGAACTCCGATATTTCTAAAAGGATCACCATAGGGAGGACAAATACATCGTTTTACTTGCATAGACAATTGTGCCCTATATTCCCATATGTCCATCATTTCTCTCAAAAATCGCAATAGTTTGGATCTATCAAGACTTGCAAACCAGAATGGATCACTATAATTTCCTAAAGAATCGATTGTTTGAAACAATTCTAATATTCTTAATTCGGTTGCTTTTTGGGGGGTTACATCTTCGATTATATCTTTGATTTGTGTATCTATTTGAATATGCAACATTTTTCCAATTCTTAAAATATGTTTCAAATTCAACATGACAAAAGCAGGTATCTCGGAACGATTATAAGGATTTTTCACACTCTTTCCAGATTTCAAAATAAGATTGTAGAGAGAAACAATATCAAATCCATAAATAAAATTGTCCTTGTCCTTGAAACTGATAAATTGAGAGAAAGAAATATCTTTGATATCATCAATTGTCATAAAATCAGTATTGTTTGTGCATAATTCTCTCTTGAAAAAAGCAGGTCCATGATAAAAATTATATATTCTTTGTAAATGTCCACGAAATATTTTTTGTATTTTCACAATGTCATTGGATAATTTCAAATAATTGTAAATACGTATCTGTAATTCGTTTTTGTTACCAGACATTTTGATTTTGTATTTTTTTGCAATGAATTTCAATTTTAGAGTATTGTATTTCATTATATTCAACATTTCATATTCACTAAAGGTAGGAATGGGAGTATATTCGTCTGCTTTTTTTGAATTTTTTGCAATAGGAGACATTCCAATTTCACATTTTTTATACAAGTGATTCATATATATTTCAATACTGGTTAATTGTCTTGTCACCTTTTTTCTCTCTGTTTTTTCTTTTTTCACATTGTTTTCCATATTGCTTTCCAGATTGTTTT